GAGAACCGAAAGGGTCTCTTTTTATTATGCTAAATGAAATGCATTATAGCTCATCTCGTTAGCATAAGAGTGCATTAGAATAATGAAGCTCATGACTTCATCAAGGTCAGCTTGTTGTCTAACCTTGTGATATTCACCAGCCATTTCAGTTGATTCGGAGAATAGGATATCACCATCCTCACCATCAACTAAGATATTCATAGTGTATGACATCCCTTTTTCAGTTACGTTATTAAATCCAGATGCCATCAAAATGATTTGTTTATCACCATGATGTTCTCGCTCAACCATAATGATTTTACCACCAAGTTCGTTTTCACTAATGTAGTTTCTAATTTCTTCTAAATTCGTCATTTTGAATCTCCTTATATTAATTATATTAAATGATTTATATCTTTATTCATGATAATAATATATATTCAATACTTTCAATTATACGATTTTATTTGGTAACTAACAAAGTATTAGTTGATTAGTTTTTCATCTTTCTGGTCAACGGTAACTTTTTCGATAAAACCTGAAACGGAGAGTGATGTAGCGAGCCCCCAAACCTTGCTTATTCACTCTCCGTTTCAACCCCCAAAAAATTGATTTTAAGGACATTGTGATAAACACATTGTCCACTTTTTATTACAAGGAGGTCAGGATATATGTCTAATGTGTTATCTAGAAGTGAAATGACTAAAGTTTCTCTTTCTGATATTAAGGCTATGGCTCAACGAGTATATTGGTCCCTTTGGTCTCAAGCTCGTGAATATGGTCGCGATGTAAAAATCTACCTTCATTGGACTGCTGGTCACTATGGTCAATTCTGGGATGACTACCATATCCAAATTGATAAAGATGGTTCCATGTATGTTCCAACTGGGGTTGAACTCGATGATATTTTATACGGTACATGGCGTAGAAATACAGGCTCTATTGCGGTAACTATGCTTGGATGTGCCAATATGACACCTGAAGCGGTGGACCCATATGAACCACCAACTAAGGCTCAAATTGAAACCATGGCTCAAGTTATCACTGTATTAGCAAATGCTCTCGATTTAACTATCGATAAAGCACGTGTTATGACACACGGCGAAGCAGCTGATAATGAAGATGGTGTATGGTGCCATGAACCATACGGTCCTAAATCTGGTGCATTGGAACGCTGGGATTTGGAATACTTAGGTACTCCTGAGTCCCCAGTATATGACCCATATGGTCGTCAAGGTTACCAACGTGGCGGTGACGTTCTTCGTGGTAAAGCGAATTGGTATCGTAAAGTCGGTATCAAAGGCGTGTACCCAGCTCGTTAAACACATAAAATATAGAGTATATAGGTTAATTCCTATATACTCTATATTTCGTTTACTTATGCTTTGTTTTTACGTTCATGGTATTTATAAATCCATCGAACGTTCTTTAAGTAGTATTTTCTATCTGGGCAGTTATATTTAACTACCACACCTTTGTCATTGTGTGTAAACCCTTTCGTATGTTGACGTAGTCGTTGTTCGAGAATAGCATCGAACTTACTTTCACCAATTGAGAGAATACGAGTGTCACACAACAGAATATCGCTCATTGTAACAAGTTTTTCATTAATGATGTCCACGAGCGGTAATGGACTACTAAACGTTTTGATCTTACGGAATGCCCTCTTAATAAACGTATGAGGGTCATCCAGATACTGTTTGACATGATTGTGACAAATGTCATCAATCACCTTGATACCATTAATATAATCTACTGGAGAAATAATCTTGGCCATCGTCATTGTCTCTTGGATATCTCTGGAATCTTCTTTCAGTAAGCAATTACGTACTCGAATCCCATAGAATTCATTGACTAATTCAACGATGCGATTACGTACCGTTTTGCGATACTCTTCTCCAATATATAGCACCATATCATCCGAATTAAGCTCTTCTTGTGATAAGAGACGAACCGTGGACAATCGGACATGACCACAGAAAACTTTAATATCTGTATCGGTTACCGATTCTTCATCTATTATCTCCACTGGTATTTTAATTAAATTCTTAATCTTAGTTTTAAGAACCATGTAGCGTTCACCTGTTTGGGTGAACTCATACACCCCGAATGGTTCATAGCGAACCATATCCATTTCATAACGAGATACCGTTCTCTTTACATGTGACGTACCATGTAGAATAAACCGACTTAATGATTCCTGAATATCGTGAAATACGTCTGGACGTAATGTACCGATGTAATCGGATAATGTGTCAAAATCCACCGTGAGTGGTTGTGATACAATAGCAAAAGATTCTAAACCTTTTTCAATGACTAATGGGTACATTGCATCATAGGGACGCTCTTTAGTTGATAGTGCCAATACATTAACAGTGTTTCTATTGGTTGCCATAACTACAACCGGTCGATCATAGCGGATAACTTGTGTATCGGATGATTCTTTGCCTTTATTTTCGGCATTATATCGGTTATCTCGCATAATGAACATATCACCTGGTTGCACATGAGATGGAGTAACTGTACTTCGTCGAGGTTTTTGTTGTTCCTGTTGTTGAGGAACGGACACTCTATTCTTAGTATAGTGCGAATACTCTTCGGCTTTCGAGTGTTTCTTCTGCCTGAATCGCTTACTTACTTGGTGTCGTCTACCCATATCGAAGCTTTCACCTCCATAAAATGTTTTCCTATAGACGCTACATAAAAAACGCTATTCACAATTATATAACATCCATTACTAAGTTGTAACACAAGCTATTAAAAGTATAATGAATATAAAGGAGACAACTGATGAATGAAATAACCATTCAAGAAATCGTTCGCTATCCAAGCGAATATTTTGGTCTACCTGATCAACGTAGATTTCCTATGTACACCAAAGAAGAACTTGATGGTGCTGTTAGGAATTTCAATCTCTGCCCAGAAGCAGACAAACCGACCTTAGTGAATGCTATTAAAGCTAGAATCGAAGCTCTCGATTTAAAAGTAGCATTTAAAGGTCAATTGATGCGTCATTTCGATGTACGCAAATACCCAGTAGCGGAAGCTACTACTATTTACGAAGCATCTAACGTAGGTACATTAGAACCTATCGTAGGTGCTGTTCCAAATAAAACACAAGTATTACGTAAACCAATCCCAGCAGAAGAATTCAATACATTGGATGATGCTCATAAACTCGTCACGCTGGTAGCTGATGAAGATATTAGAGTAGAAGAAAATGCTGATGGATATGGTACCACTATGACATTATCTGATAGAGCTAAATCATTCTTTGAAAAAGAACTATTTGATTTCAATGAACGTAATGAGATTCCCACACAAGTTAAGAACTTGATTGAATCCATTCAAGCTCAAACAGAGCGTTATCTTGATGCAGTTCCCTATATGGTATCCTATGAATCAGTAGAAACAGCGTTACCTGCTGATATTATCACTTTCATTAATATCATTCTTAATACGAATACACTATCTGCTGAAGAACGTGGATTACGGATTGGAATGCTATTAAAACGTGGTGGTCTATCCTATATCATTGCAAGTATCATTATCGGTCTATTAGACCGTTCTGATTGTGCTGATATCGCTACCACTATCGTAAACTATCTGAAAGTCGATGATGGTACTAGTAATTACTCTGAATTGATTTCTATACTAGGTCGTGAATATAATCCTGAAGAATTAGAAGCTACTGAAAATCCAGTAACAATATCCCCGGGATTCCCTGAGAAGATTAAAGAACAAATTCTTGAAAAAGAAATCCCTGAAGGTATTGAAGAGGTATTCCGTTCTCTATGTCAACAGGAAAAAGATTTACGTGGCGTTAACCACTTAATCGTATATGAAATCCTACGTAGTGACCATCCAGAATATGGTCTATTCAGTCACCCTGATACCTATGATTACTTATGGATAGTGACTGACCATACCGTATATTGCACTCGAGCCTATATCGACTTAGCTACCTATACTATTAACGTCTATATGTATCCACTATTCATCTTTGATGATGAAAATAACATGGAAATCACTATGGCGTACCGTAAACTATTCGGTGAATTTGACCCATATGAGTTATATATGACTCATATGAAGATCGAGTATATTGATAATATGAATTCTATGTTCCGGACGGATACAGTAGATGATATCGTAGGAGAATCTACGAGTGTATTCGATGATTTCAAACTCGATGTATTGAATGCTATCAATAGTGATAGGAATACGCTAACACGTGAACTTCTCCAGAATATCAATTGTAATCGAAGTGGTCACCCATATCTTAGTCGTGAGTACATTTTAGAATATACACAACGATTATTGGAATACAGTAGAGGTGTCACATTAGATAGTGATACATCGATAGAGAGTATGAAGAATCTAGCATGTGATATACTATATGCTATCGTAATGATTCACCATATTGATACCGATACAGATATTTATAATATCGAATCTGGTCTACGTGGTTCATTCCGACACATTCATACGATGCTAGTTAAGCATTTACCTGGATTCCGTATCGTTGATTACATGATACAGCAATACAATGAAAGAAGTCGTAAAGAAGGCGACACCTTCGGTATTGAATTAGACCCTAAAGAATTAGCTGTAACATACAGAAGTATAATCAGTATATAAAGTATATATTATATGGATACGATGAGCATTTTCATCGTATCCATATTTTTTATTGATTAGAGCACAATAACTTTTGAACATTGCTCTAATGAAGAAAGGAAGTGACAACTGTGAATCCATTTTTATTACAAGTTGCCAAATTCGTCCTCATTATAGCAATCGTCTTCGGTATCAGCGAGTACCAAGACGATTTAAAAGCTTTATCAGCATCTCCGCAAGGAGTAGTTGAGTCCAAGTACAATAGTGACAAAGAGGGCACGTCGTTGACTTCTCAGTTAGCGACAGAAGATGTGGTACCTATCAATCTGCTAGAACACATCTATCTAGTAACGACAAATGACGTTGCTGTTATTTCCAACGATGGAAAGGAAACCAAACTTAAGCAAGGAAGCTTTGTTCTCATCAATGATGAGAAAACTAAATACTCGCTAGACAAACATGGGACAGTTGTTTCCATGGAAGGGTTAGCTAAAGTTCCTACTGAACTAGCTAAAGATAATTTCTATATTCAATTCGCGTTAAAAGACGGTGCTACACACGGCAAAGTCTATCGTGAAATCAATGCTCTAGAGCATCAAGTTACTAAGAATTCATTCCTATCGAATAAGTCAAAGTATAAAGAAACTGAAATCTTATTATATGGATTGCAAGTAACACGTGACCTTAACCTATATGAAGGTAAGTTCATTGGATTCTCTATGGGTGATTCTGGCCATTTCTACGTTAATGAACGTGAAATGGACTGGTCTATTCGAAGCTTACGAGATTTACACTTAACGTCTCGCTATTCGAATGGACATCGAGTAGCTCAAGAGCGTATCTATGATATTAATCTTGATATTACTCAGCCTACACATCTATCCGGTGCCGAACTTAATAAAGCACTGGAAGGAACAAGTCTCGCTGGTTTAGGTGATGCATTCCAACATATGGAAGAAAAATGGGGCGTGAATGCTCTATTCGGTATCGCTGTAGCAGCACATGAATCCTCTTGGGGTAACAGTCATTTAGCTCGCACTAGAAATAATTTATTCGGTATTGCCGCCTATGACGGCAATGAAGGTGCAGCTTATAGTTTCCCATCTATGGAAGCATGCGTTGACCATTGGGGTGAGATGATTAAAGATGTTTACTTTAACCGAGGGTATACAAATCTATCCTCTGTTAATTCTATATATGCATCTGATCAAGCTTGGGCTCACAAAGTACACGCTACGATGTCCCACGCAAAGTCTAAGATTCTATCCAATCAATAGTAAAAATCCTTACTTGGATTTTAACTATATATTATTTAATTAGGTCGTAAACAAATATTCAAGTCCATAACTTGATTATGAGTTTACGACTTATTTTTGTTTCTTTTTAACAAGAGGAGGTTACTTATAATGGGTAACAATCAAAACGGTGCAAACAATGCACAACACAATCGCCAAGGTCAAAACAATCAAGTGGTAAACAATCCACAGGCGAAAAACTACGAGGAATTGACTCGTAACAACATGGCTATCGTGCCAAGTGCAGTTATGTATGACGTTAAGTCTAACGACATTGAACGTGCATTATTGAACTGCCTACAATCTTTAAACGTGTCCGGTTTAAACGAACGCGTATATGTGGTATCCAAATACAATCCACATTTCAACAGCGTATTGAGCGGTAAATACCGTGGCAAAGACGTTATCTATCCATTCAACACACACATCGTTGTTCAATTAGACAAAGATGACCGTAAACGTATGGGCGGTAAAGGTAAACGTTCTTTCTCTGGTCGCGGTAACAATGGCCTTTCTAACTTACTAGGCACATTGAATAGCATTGCTCGCAATAACACTGACAAAGCTCAATTCCAATTATTGGGTGATGAAGGTCTTGATACAGCAATTGCTAACTTTACTTCTGGTTCCGTTGATTGGCACTTGTCTAAAGACCGTACCGTAGCTTCCATTAAATTGGATATGGAAATCGTTCTTCGTTGGTTATTTGATATCCCAACAGAACGTGGCGGTTTCGTATTAGACTTCGTGTCTGCAAACGACCATCGCAACAAAGGTTTCACAATTAAAGTGTTGAAATCCATTGCTAACAAAAACTTCAAACGCAACGACTTCGATCCAATGAAATACGTTCGTTAATAGTGGTTTTTCAAATAATAGGAATGAGTCTTCGGATTCATTCCTATTATTTTTTTACCCTATACACAGAAAAGTAAATAAAGGAGGATTATATAATGTCAAGAAAACCATATGACCCTTCCCGCTTTAAAGTGGAAGAGGTAATTGATAACATCTCGGAATCCGCCAATAGTAATTGGGGGAAATTCCTTATCAGGGCATCCTTCGATGATGGTCCTGCTAATATCAATATCCGTAGCATGAAAATGGATGAAGAACCTGTGATTGGTAAAGGTATCAGTTTAACGGATGAAGAAGTGGATACTATGGTTGATAAACTCGTAGATATCGGTTTCGGTAGTATCGATGTATTACAATCCGCTATCAATAAACGTAAAAGCCAATATGGTGGCTTCAACTTCGGTGATACTGATGATGATATCTTAACGATTGATGTTGAGGTAGAATAACCATGTTTGAAATCATCGACGGGTATGCCAATTCATTTAAAGTCAAATATGTGTATTTGGATAAGATGTTTAATGGTCATTTAACAGATACCACCAAGAATGGTAAACGTATTGTGAATACCGCCAATATCTATATCAACTTCGAATCATTATATAACTGCATTCGAAATACACATGTTGAGAAGTACCTAAGAGTAGCGAATAAGAAAGAAGTGAATGAAATCTATCGTAATATGATTTCCAACTTCATCAATATCGTAGCACACTATCGGAACTACTTCTCCAAGAGCAAGATAAAGACAAACATCTTCCTCTACTATAACAATATCCCACAATCACGAGTGGAATATAATAATACAGCGTTAGTTAAGGGATACCGTGAACACTTCTTCAAGTCCCTTACTGACTTAGATAGAATCACTGTCAATACTATCATTCGGGAGTCTATTGACTTCATGAAGATTATTACAGAGTATATCGAAAACGTATATATGGTGGGTACTGATTCAGTGGAATCCTCTTTGGTTCCAATGATCATTCATATGGAGAATAAACATCCAGCGAATGTAAATATTATCGTATCCAAAGATACCTATGACTTACAATATACCAACTATAACTTCTTGGTGATATCTAAATTTAAGAATGAACCAGTTCTATTAACGAAGCGTAATGTCATGAAATACATGTGCTTCAAGAATAAGTTCGAACCAAAGCGAGATATCAATCCATTACTATTACCATTCATTGTATCATGTGATGGTGATAGAAAACGTAGTATTAAAGGTGTATCTGGTTATCGCTTCACTAAGATTTATAAATCATTGGAAGCCTTATATGAAGCTGGATATATCTATGATGAAGATGAAGATACGTTCAAGATTAGTAATCTTGCCCATGTCATTCATCAATCGAACTTTAACTTCTTAAACAAAGAAGACATCGCTAACCAAGTGGTTAGAAACTATCGAGCCGTTGACTTCGAGTATCAATATGACGTAACATCAGATGTACAGAAACAAAAGATATTCGACCAACTCTCCGATAAAACTGACCCTGATACATTAATGGATATCAATGATAAATACTTCGCTGACTGTCCGTTAATGTTAATGGAACTCAATCAATATAGTAAACGCAATGAGTTACTAGAGGAGGTTCAACTATAATAAATGGGTATCAAAATTGATACGGGCTCTTTATTGAAAAATATATTTAGCTCCGTAAAACGTCCAAATATTCCTAAACTAAATTTGGATGGCTTACTTGATAAAGCATTTAATATGGGTGGACAGTCTGGCACTAGCAATCAATTTCGTACAAACATGCGAAATCATCGGTATCGATATCGAGTGGAAACTTGGCAGGTATTGCTTCCTGGTCAAGATCCAATCGATATGATACCGACTGCTATCCAGCATATTTTTCTTACCCAATTATACGACGAAGCCATTCATCCTATACTAGAAATCAAGACTTTATTACCACCTAGACTACATGAAGCTATTGTTAATAACAAGAACGAAGTAAATATTCGCTTTAGAATGGTTGCTGTAGACATCAACGGTGAACAAGGAACACAACCCTATCATGATATCATCAATGATACATTTATTGTATTGATAGATGATGAGGCTCCGTTCCAAGAAAGTAAATTATATGACCAAACCAACAAATCAGCTGGTGGTCAACAAACATCTTCCGCTATTAAAGCAGAAGATAAGCACTGGTATAACCCAAGTGATTATACCGAAGCCTATGAACTCTCCTTATGGAGAGAAAAAGACTTAATTGCTATGCGGAAAACAGTCAATGAAATCTATAATGACTGTACGTTATCTTCTGCATTAGGCCATATCTTAAGTAATGCGGGTATTGATAAGATGCTCATCAGTCCATTGAACAATCAGAAACAATATCCTCAGGTTATCGTTCCTCCAATGAACTTGATGAATGTATTCGAATACCTGCAACAAACCTACGGTACCTATTATTTTGGTACAATGTCATTCTATGACTTCCGTTGCCTATATATCTTAAATAAATCAGGTGCTTGTGATTGTTATGAACAAGGCGAATTCAAGAAAACAATCTTAACCGTATTTGACCAAACGAATTCAAATCTGAAAGCAACTGGTACATTCGAGTCTCCTGATGAACAAGAATACGTTATGTATATCGACCCAGAGAATATCTCTGTATCTACACCATCTACGACACAAGACTTGGTCGCTGGTAACAACGTAACAATTGTAGACCCAAGGAATAACGAAACTACTGAAGTATCTGGTGCAGGCCAACAACGGGGTATGGGTAGTTCATCTATCGTATCTGATAAATTTGGTAATGAGTTTAATAAGTCCGTTATGTTAAGTGAAATCAATGAACGTAACTTACATCTATCGTGCTTATTAGTAGACCAAGATTTATTTGCGATGACTCCTAACAAGGAATTCGTATTCTACTTCACTGATAAAGAAAAGCAGAAGTATAATGGATACTATCGTCTCACATCGGCTACCACAGCATTCACTAAAGCAGGCGATATGTTCAACTGTGCCGCTCAATATGACTTTGCTCAAAAGTCAGGATTAAGTTCTGATGAAGTCCAATCCATTGATGCTAAGGTAAATCCGAATATCCAATTGAAAGATGCTCCTCCAAGTAAGGGTCCTTCTAATACCCCTTCCCCTAAGGATGTACAATCTAAATATACAGATGGTTCTCATGATGAATTGAAAGCATCGTCCGATGTTCCAAATCAACATGATAAAGATAGAGTGGGTAATATTCAGGATAATAAGTATCCAAGTACATTTAAAAGTGTTGCATCTGATTCAGAGAATCGTAAAGAATACAACGCTAAAGTACAAGATAAACACACACCATCTAAAGGTCCTAAACCTAGAACCTTGAAATAAGTAATAGCCGTAGGACTTCCCTACGGCTTTATTTAGTCTTTTAGACAAGGTAATAAGTATTTTAGCTAAAATAATTCGTACTTAAGAAAGAGGTGTACACCTTTATGACAGATCAATTAGATATTGTATTCGAAGAATCTCGTTTCAATTTTACGAGTGCTAAAGGAGCCCTTCCTGATCCACTCCAAATGACAGCGGGTTTATATAATTCTATTATTAGTCCTCTTAGTGCAACTTCTAAAAAATTTACATCAAGAGTCAAAAGTGCTATTGATGCTCAATCTTTTAAAGAAGCGATGCATTTAGTTGATGGATACTTAACCGATATCGATAAAGCAGCTCAAAAAGCATGTGACTATGCTATCAAAGAGCATCGTCGATATCACAAAGAAATTAGCAAATTCCGTATGAAAACTGCTAATGAAATTCAATTATATCAACGTCGTGTAGAAGACCCTAAAGATAACTTCAGTCTTATGATGTATACAAATATCAATGTAACATCTAGAGTTCCTGAAATCGGTCGTTACCTTCGTTGGTTAGAACAATTTGAAATCGTAGATACTATCGGAACCAAAGCATTCAACCAAGAACGCTTTGATGAATTGGTTGAAGAAGCTAAGGATAAAGCTCCTGGTATCTTACGTACGTCCCTTATCAATGGTCGTAATACTGATATCAAGAGTGTATCCGACGATTCTTTCAATGATACACTATTAGCATACTTCTTCCCTACTAAGGTTAGAGAAAAAGTACATTGTGGTGTCGTATTGATGAATCAATTTGCATTTGATTTCAAATTAATGAATCGTGAATATGACCATTTAGATGTCAATGCGTACTATGATATGATTGAAACTATCGCTACTACGATTAGTAAAGTCGTTACTAAAATTCGTAAGAAATTAGCAGATGTAATGGGTGAAACCAATGTAGCTATTAAAGTAGGTATGTTATTGAAACTCATCGACGCGGTTCATATTCTTGCTGGATTGGCGATTACTTCTATCAATAGTGTAGCTCAATTCGCCGTATATCAAATCTCTGCATTCATGGAATACTACTACACAGTACATTTGATTTTCAATCGAGCTCAGAGTAAGAACAAATCCCTACTTGACCATTTATTAGATTAGGAGGTATCGACGTATGATGAATACAATCGATTACTTAATCGAATCTAACTTAATGGAAGCTGATATGGTATTCAATCAAGCCACTATGGAAGTCAGCTTGAAAGACCGTATTGGTGAAAAGTTAACTCGTAATAAAATCATTGATACTATCCGTAGATGGCTAGCTAAAATCCGTAAGTTTATTATGGATTTAATCAATGGGATTATTAAGAAAATCAAATCCATGTATAGTACCCACTCCGAATGGTTTGAAGAACATAAACATGAATTTGATGATATTGCTAAACATAACTACCTAGGTGTATCATTCACAAGCGTTCCTTTTTGGAAAGCTCATAAGGAATTGATGTCTAACGGTTTACCAATTCCACAATTAGCATCCGTATCCAATACACTGAATCATAATGGTAGTCATATCAAAACAGAAGCTGATATCATTGAGAACTTCACTGATTTCGATTCAAAGAATGTGACTACGGATATTAAGCGATACTATCGTGGTGCCGATTTAGATGAAGTGGAAACGATTGATAAACCTGGTGATGTTAAAAAAATCGTTGATATCATGATTGAATATTGTGACAACTCAGCTCGGTTGATTAAGAACTGTACCGAATCTCAGAAGTATTTAAATGATGCTTTGAAAGTGATTGAATCCCGTTTAGATAAAGCTGATACTCAGGAAGAGTTCAATCAATTACAACGAGAAAAGTTATATATTGAAACTACTCTCCGTATCGTAGGGATTAAACTCTCTATGACTGGCCAGTGTTTCCATACATATACACGTAATTTAAAACGTGTATTAGCTAAAGCACAAGCTAACAAAACTAAAGAAATTAAAGATGTAACGAAGAATCCTATCAAGGGTAATATCCGTAAAGGATATAAAATCATTCGTTCTCGCGTTTAGGAGGATTGTAAATGACAACCTATGAACAATGTATCGTCGACTGTATTCGTTTACAAACTAAATTTACAATGGCTGATAGAATTTGTACCGAAAACTATAAAGTCGCAACAGAATCTCAAAAAGAGACCATCATTGCTCTATATGAGGCTTCTGTAACAGAATATGTTAAAAAGACTAAAGATAAGTTAATCAAAGCATTTAACGCTATCGTTAAATGGATTACTGACCGTATTAAACTGGTCAAGACTAAATTCATGAAAGCATCTAAGAAATTAGATGAACATGAAGCATACTTTAAACAATTTGCAGACGTTCAAGTTGATTTCTATGAAGAAGATAGAATTAAATACATTGAACGTGAGCTTGGTTTAGTTGAACAACAAGTGGTTCGCTATTGGCAATTATTAGAAGAAATCATCAAAGCCAAAGACATAGATGAAACTAATGAACTCATTGCTGTCAATAACATGACTTTGGAAAATGGTGTTGGTTCTATTAAATCTATCATGGAAGACTTGCGTGAGAAGTCTGATACGACAACAAAAGTTAAATTTAGTGTCGTTATGAAATATAGAGAAGAGCACAACCCAGTTCAGTTACAAACAGATTTAATTGAAGAGCGTGCTAGAATCGATGCCATCATAGCAACACTTAAGAAATACATGGATAGCGATAGAGATAGAAAGCATCATATGGTGTTACCATATGTGGTTAACCTATCTAAAGCTTTGATGGAATTTGCCAATGCTCGTCAATATATTCGTTTATCTATGACTGAAAAGTCCTTTAAAGCGTTTACAGACGCAACAAAATAGGAAAAGACAAAAGATATCCAGATACCGTATTGGTATCTGGATATATTATTTTTTTTTTGATTAGATGCTAGCAAGCATATCATCTAATAAAGAAACGGATTCTTTAGTGGCTTCTTTTTTAACTAAGTTTTTAGGTGCTAAAGCGATTGCTTTTAATGTACCTTTAATAGCATAGGCGATAATACGAGTGTGAAGAGTTAATCGTGATTGGATATAGTGTTGAGTAATTCTGGAGATTTTACTCAACGCTGCTATTTTTTTGGCACCTAATGCACCACTATCCATACTAATTGAATTAATTGCGTTTTCGATAGATGCTAAAAATTGTACCCCATTTTCACAGTCTTTAGAGTGTTTCTTAATACCTTCGATGGAACAATGATGGGCAAAGCGGCTTTTAACTTTACCGAATGGTACCTTAACAACTTCCAAGTCTTTATCAGGCTCACCATTCCCCCATTTACGATCTCTTATATAACCGCTTAGATTTTCACTAATTTCTTTAACTTCCTCGATATCTTTAGATGCACGAATTACATCAACTTCTTTTATAATTTTAATGAATTCATCATCATATACTGCTTTAGTTTCATTAAAATCGATAGTTTCAACTTCAACTTTATCCATAGCACCAATGATATCAGGAGATAATTCTTTCATCTTTTTAGCAATTTCTTTGACTTTATCAGCTAATTTAGTTGTAATCATTTTAACTTTTTCTTTAAGCCAATTGATTACAGTTTGCACTGCTTTAACAATAGATTCTTTGGATTTTTTAACGAAGTCTTTTACAGTAGCTTCAAAGATAGCTTTAATAGCTTCTTTATCAGATTCTGTAGTGACTTCTAAGTAGTTTTCAGTACATTTACGGTCAGCTTTTACCATAGCAGTTTGTAAGCGAATGGATTCACACATGTATTGGGAGAATTGTTCTTCCATTTCCGCTTCTGTTACAGGTGTTGGAACCGTTACTAATGTACCTTGCTTTTCTTCAAGCAAAGTTTGTTCAAATAAAAACATAAGGATAGACCTCCTATTTATTACGTAATAAATGTAAAGTATTTATAGATTTGTAGACTTCATATGATACTAAAAGACAAAAGATAATCTGGATACCCGAAGGTATCCAGATTTATAGTACTATTAGTAAATAGTAGCAAGCATATCATCTAATAAAGAAACGGATTCTTTAGTAGCTTCTTTCTTTTCAGGTACTAATGCACCAGCTGTAGCTTTAGCCATAGCTGCTGTAGACACCATAACGTATTTAAGGGTATGTAATGCAATTTGTAAACTGATGGAACGTTGTAGAGAAATATATTCCCGACTATACTGCAATGCAAGTTTAGCCCATTCTGGATTATCGTTTTCTTTGACAACCATGACCCATGTGAGTACTTGTCCATAATTGTCAAGAATTGCTTTTAAAGTCATTACTACCCTAGTTACACTGCAACCTTGTTCTACATATTTTCGGACTTTACCGAATTGAACTTTTTCCACACTATTCATTTCAGATGTTACTTTCTTCATATCTTCACGTAGACTGCTTAGATATTCAGGTGTAACGATATCGCCGAATACTTTCTTAGCTTGTTTAACATCTTTTTTACTGGATGCTGACATGAATGCTTTATATGCATTATAAAACTGTTCAACCCGCGTAGTAAACGATCCAAGTTCTTTAAAATTATCATCTTTGAAGAACTGAACTTCCACACGATCCATTTTTTGTTTCAATTTAGCGTCAATACCTTTAGCTTTAGCTACAACGGATTCAACGCGTTTAGCTAATTTACTAGTAACCCATTTGATTTTTTCTTTAATCCAATTGATTACCGTATTGATAGCTTTCATGATAGCTTCTTTGGATTTCTTAACGAAATCCGTTACTGTATTTTCGAAGATGGCTTTAACAGCTTCTTTGTCAGATTCAGTAGTAGCTGCTAGGTAGTTTTCAGTGCATTTACGGTCAGCTTTAACCATAGCAGTTTCTAAACGGATAGATTCACACATATAACCGGAGAATTGTTCTTCCAACTCTTCTTCAGTTTCAGGCGTTTCTACGTTGTTAACTTCTTGCTCTTGTTTTTCTTCAAGAAGTGCTTGTTCGAATAAGAACATGTGAGTTACCTCCTAAAATAATACATCTACACCTTGATTGGTTTCGCTTGGTGTAGTATTTGGATTTACGGATATGTCATGTTTAGCATCTTCGATGATAACTTTGTTATCACGACGAGTTTCATCTTGAGCTTTACGACCAGCTTTGATACCATCAACAGCAATCTTATCAGATAATTCCAATAATTTTTCAGCTGCTTTACGTTGACGTTCAGCAATTGCTTGACGTTTCTCAAGAGGAATGTTTTCATTAGCTTCTACTGCATCAGCATTCATTTGAAGATATAATGCTTGTTGAGCTAAGTAGTCTGCTATATTGGACTTAGATTCATAAATCTTGAAGATAATGAATTTACCAGTCATGAAGAAGCCCATAAGAGCTATGATGACAGCTGGAATAACAGCGAAGACTGCATTGCTTTGTGTTTTATTCTTAACAAAGTAATTCATAACGTCATCACCGATGGCTTCTTGAGCTGTGATCATAGGACCTTTGAATAGCTTTTCAGCTTGACCAGTTTTAATAAGTGCAGCAGATTTAGCTACAGCATCAGCACCAGATTTATAAAGTTCAGTGACTTTATCACTTGCTTCAATACCGATAGCGTAGCTACTTGCTTGCACACATGCTAATACCATAGTAGTATACATCGCTGTACAAGCAGGACATTGTGCTTGGAAAGCTTTCATGAAATTAGCACGATGGCGTTGTAAGAAGTTACCAATAGTGATAATATCTTCACCGATTTTACGTACTACTTCATGATCTGATTTTGTAAACAAAACAGCGATTTGTGGAGGAACTCCATGCTGTTTGAAGTAAGGATGTTTTAAACAATCTCCTTTAGTAGCAAGAGTCACTCTTGCCATATCGTTTTTCTTGATAGAAATCAAGCAACGATGGAAGCTAAAGAGTACTTTTTCATACAAACGGGTTAAGAAGTTCCCTTTTGTTTCTTCAGACTCTAAAGCCACTGTAAGTGTAGTATATTCTTTAGAAGTAAGGCTTTCAGCAAGCATAACTTCTAATTCACGATTATCAGTCATTGTCATACTCCTATAGTTTATTTACAGCTTTAAGAATATTTTTGAATTGCTTTTCAGCATCGTTATTATCACGAGCTAAGGCACCAAATGTATATGTTTGGTAACGAGATTGACCATCAATTAAGAATTGAGCCACATCGTTTGCTTCGTCTACAATAACGAATTGGATAAGACCAAGTTCTTCCATGCATTTACGTGCCACTACAGCATCACCTAAATCGATTTTAAGGTTAGCTTTCATGGTATCCACTTCAGCTTGCGTGATAACAATCGTTGCATTTGGAAGTAAAGGTTTAGAACGAGTCCATTTACGGAAACGGCTTACAGAATTACGATTCTTAAGAAGGTTCCACCATGGAGAAGTTCGTTTATCACGTTCATCAGATAAATCACGTTTCACTTCATCGATACTGAATACTAGGTCTTTCAAGAAAGAAATTTCACCAGTTGTCCAACGAAGGAAGTTGAATAATTTACCTTGTTTGTTTTTAGTAACCGCTTTAGCTAAGTTATTAATCATTTCAGCAGAAGTTACTGGATGAAGTACTGCTTTAATACCGATTAAGAAGTTTAAGTCGATATTACCACCTTCACCACGTTGTGTTAATTTAACTTGCATCAAGGAAGGTACTAATTCATTCGCTTTCTTAATATCAGTATCTTTAAGAGTAGGTACGTTATCTTTATCGGAACCTACACGGTTAGGTACTGCTTGTAGTTTTTTGAGATTAGAGATGGTGTCATTGATAAGTTGACCTTTATCAGATCTCTTATCTTTCATGAAGTCATCCATATCTTCATCTCTTACATAAGCAGAGCCAGTGATTTCTTCTTTTACCAATGTTTTTACGTCAACTGGACGGAATCTATTATTGATAGAATTCATTTCAAATTGACTTTCGAAATCCATATTAGATTCTACGAGCATTTCATGGATTTCTTTACGTGTTTTAGCATCTAATGATTCTAATACTTTAGGTGCAAGTGTTTGTACAGCACCAGCTGTTGTTCCAGTCGTTCCATCATTATCGATATTTGTATGGAAACGGGAAATATATTGTGTTGCTGTTGTACCGGAATCGATAACACTATTCAACCCAACGACAACTTGCATGAAAGATGTGAAGTTACGTTCACATGCTTTTGTCACCATGATCGCTGTATCATATGTCATAGCATTAGAGCTAATTACAGGGAATTGACAAATCGCTTTGTCGGATTGGCGTGCAATAGATTTGTAATTTTCATCTGGATTAGCTGCTAATGTTTTTGCTGTTTTATTAACAGCATCAAGGCCATCCATGCCGATTACAGATACTATTGTACGAATTACGGAGTTGATCATTGCGCAAATAATCTCCTTTCTTATTATTGAAATAGATTATATATTTGTTAAATACATAGAACATTGTACAGTGTGGTATAGTACTATAGATTTAACATTCAAATAAGGTTACAGTCCTTAAATTGAGGTGATAACTACTATGTATTTAGAAGCTAGAGTAAAGAGCTCTACCCCTATTATGTCAAAGCCTAATAGCTTAGGTAAAGCTCAAGGTAAAATGAAACCCAATACCAAAGTGGTACTTGTATCACTACATAAAGATGGTATGGAGTCGTATTACAAAACATCAACTGGTGGTTACTTAAACGCTGCCGATGTTATTATTGACCGAGATGTCGAATTCTCTTCTGAACGCGTAGCTAATTCTGCAAACCAAGACCCTAAGAACCCATTCCGTCGTTCATTCGGTGGAGTCATGGGTTCTATGCAACGGTTCTTAACACATAGTGCACCATCCCCAACGTCTAATAATAACAACTATACATTTAGACCAGCGGGTACATCATCGCTTAAGAATAGTGTCAACTATTCTACGATATCCGATCAAAGTGTCATGACAGGAGGAAAAGGCGTTTCCTTAAAGAACACATCCTTTGCTGACATTAATGGTTCATCTAATAAAGGTCCTAGTCGAAGCGACCGTATCAATGCTATGAGTATTGACAAGGTTCTTCGTGTTAAAAATAAAACCGTAAGCTCTCTATTAAAAGGTGCAACCATCGGGAATATACGCGATGGTTCATTCTTTAGTGATATTCTTAAAAGTAATTTCCGTGGTTTGTTGGGTGGATTATTATCCTCCCGTTTAAGTTACGTCATCGGGTTTGATTTTGGTTCAAACTTAGAGAATATATTTAACATCTTCGGTGAAACATTCCCTAACCTAAATAGTAAAGTGAATTCTATTCTAGGTGGGAATAGTAATGGTAGTTTATTTAGTGGTGACTCAAGAGACTGGCCAGGAACACGACCATCATTTGATAATGGTGGGAGTTTATTCGATGGTCAATACGAGCATCGCCAATTAATCTACGCTGAAATCGACCAAGCGGCTATCGAGTATTTCCGATACAAAGGCTGCGATGGTCAAAAAATTATTAAACGTTTTGGTGGTATCTACGAATGGGAACAAGATGCATCCTATGCAACCGTTCTTGTTACTGACCCACCGAACATCCCTGAAGAGGATGTGCAAATCTTCAAAGATATGAATGATGACTTATACGATGAATACAATGATGGTATGGAAGCTATCTACAATGAATTCAATATTCATACAGATAGAGCCACCATCTTTAATAAGTTCAATCGATATCGTTTACCAACACCGAATAATGAACTCATTGGTTCTAAAGGTCATATCTTCTTTACTCGCCCCGATATGAACTTATCGTTCGCTAATGATAAGGGTGAAAGTGTATTAAATTTAGATGTGGGTGTATCACATGCCCATGCAACTGCTCTTATGTATAGCATGCTTAAATCACATCCGGTATTATCTAGTTACCTTATGGGTGCTTCTGCTGGTGCAGGTCATTCCTTTATTCCTATCCTAACCGACCGATGTACTGGTTTAGATGTACAAGACGAAGTGCTTGAAACAACGGAACATGGTGAAACATTAACAGGTTGGAAGAATACCTATGGTCAAAGTACCATTAAGACTAAAACCGCAGGTACAGTTAACGTAAACTTCCGTGATGATGATATGCTGTCCGTATATAAGATTATGAAAATTTGGATTGAATATATCAATGCGGTCTATCGTGGTGAAGCTATGCCAAATCCAGCACATGCTAATCGCCGTGAATTAGACTATGCGATTTCAATCTATTACTTCTTAACGAAGACAACAGGTGAGGATATTCTCTACTGGTGTAAATACACTGGTTGTTTCCCAACGAATATTCCATCATCTAACTTTGCCGATTCTGTAAATGAAACGATTAAGCAACCTACATATACGATTACATTCAACTACAGTAAGAAAGATGATTACAATCCTCTTCATGTAGCTGAATTTAACTACCTATCTCAACAACAAGCATTCCATTATATCCCAGTATATAATCAGGAAACACATCACTCAACGAAAACATTCGTTGGTTGTCCATTTGTTGATACAGGTAATGGTGGGGAACTATATAAACTTAGATACCGACCAGAATAGTGGAGGACATCTATGAGTACAATGATTAAAAAATGGAATGATGATTTACATAGATGGTACCCTGTGGGTTCCATTGCGGTGCTACCATCTGATATTATCTGTTTCGCAGATATGGATATGAATACCATTAAGATGGATGGTGACTTCGATACTGTATTCACAGTTGTTGGAGTAGACCTTCATCCAACTTGCATTCATATCTACCCAGTCAGTCAAGCATTAATCATTCTAAAAACCTTAATGCAACATGAACATCCAATCAGCTTATCCACTCTATTTGAGAAAGGGATTATTGGCGAATCCCGATTGGATAATCCTATGGATGTATTACAACAAGCAAAAGAATTATGTGTGTCTACTGATAGAGAAACGAAGCGTGTTGAGCGTTGGCTTAACCGCTTCTATTCCAACTATCAGAATTTTTATAAATAGGATGTGATATTGTGGGTACTATTAAAAACGGTACGAGTATTTATGATATCAAGGATTACCTAACCAAAGATATTGCCCCTACCTACTTCAGTCAGATTGCTGACATGAATGAAATGAATGTGGGTCTATTTGGGTATATCACCGAAATCCTTGCCAATACAATCAATGATGGATACTTTACAATCACATCATTGTTTAAAGAGATTTTCCCGATTCAGGCAGAACTTCCTGAATCTATCTATAACCATGCCACTATCTTCCAAATCGATAATTTAATGGCTAACTCTGCTACTGTACCTTTTACATTGACAATGGCAGAAGATGCCTTATTAAAGAATGGTATCAATGGTGATGGGAACATCGTATATTTCGATATCGATTCCGATATGATATTCAATATTGAAGATATCCCATTCATGTTAGACTATGATATTCGTGTAACATCTAAACGAACACTTGAAGGTATTACACATAGTGCATACTATATCATGGACCATGTGAATGGTATCAGTCCATTAAAGAATCCGTATATTCGAACCAGTACATTTGTAAACGATAATGGTAAACGATACGTTGTATTGAACGTGGAATTACACCAAGTACAAAAGAAAACAATCACGGATACCATTATCACTAATGATAAGATTAACCTAGTATCTATGGAATACAAATTCGAAGGTCAATTAGCAAATTTCGAAGTATTCTATAAAGCTCCAGGTGACTTATCCTATACACAGTTGACTAAAAAACTAGTGAATACAGAAAAGCTTGATAAGCCTTTCTGCTTCTATAAAATCAATGATGAACATCGATTACAAATCGAGTTCTCTAATGATGATCGATACTTCACACCGAAGTATAATTCCGAAATCTATATTCAACTCTATACCACTAAAGGTAAAGAGGGTAACTTCAATACCTATGATGGCACGAATATAGAAATCATCGGTAAGTCTGATAAGTATCCAAATAACCGTGGTATGATATTCATGGGTACTGTTACAGGTGCTGCTACTGGTGGTTATAATCGTAAAGAGATTGAAGAGTTGCGTAACGAAGTTGTTAAAGCATACTCTACTATCAAATCATTTACCACTACCAATGACTTACAAATCTATTTCAATAATATCCGTCATCGTGAACAAAATGAAATCCTGTTCATGAAGAAACGTGACGATGCCTTTGAACGACTATACTCTACATTCATTCTATTCCGTGATAGAGATGAGAACGTTATCCCAACGAATACATTGGATATCAAATTCGAATCCTCTGACGTTGACGTATATATGGAACAATCTAAACGGAATATCATCAAAGCAGGTAAGTTGTTCAAATATAAAGGTAAAGATAAATCGGTTGCTGTCGTTGATAAATCATTATCATTACGAACCAACTTAGATGGCTATGAAGATAGTGAATTCATTTACATCAACCCGTTCTTAACGGTAGTATGTACTAACCCATTATCCGTAGCATTCTATCTTAACTCTGTGAATGATAATATCACAACGTTATACCAACCAGTCGATACTAACTCATTCAACCAATTCATCGTAAATAATATCAATATTAAACGTGATGCATTGAATGGTGAAGATGGGTATACGATTACCACTAAGATTGCTCCTTCGGCTATGCTACCTAAGGAAGCCTTTAAATTAGTAGAAGATGATACATTGGTATTACCTACTGATAGAACATTCGTTAACCCAACTGATGGGTATACATACATCGATAATAAGAACCTTAAAGTCGTATTGACCTTCCATGGTGAAGAACATCGTGTAAAACGACTTGTTGATATGGACTTATACGGTTTCGATGAAGACTACTACTTCTTCAAGAAGTTCATCAAAACGAATGACTACGTGTCATTGAAAAATCAAATTCAGTTAACAGAAGGTATGATTGACCCTGATACTGGGGAAGAAAGTACTGATCCATATTTAGCAGCTGGTACAGATTGTAAGATTGAGTTATTGACGTTCTATAAGTATCCTGATACACATACGACTCAATTACATAAATTCAACAACTTACCATTCTTGCAACAATTTACGTTAACTAATCGATATATCATGAGTAAAGATACTAAAGCTCGCTTTATTATCCCAGTACCTGAAGTACGTTCCTATGTGCAATATGCCAATAGAGGAGCGAATGGTAAATTCGGTTTCAGACTTGAAATGATTCCGTTGATTAAAGCCAACTACTTCAAGTTACCAAATGCTCGTGAAAACTTCATGGATTCTTTCCGTAATATCTATGATTATATCCGTAAGTCTCTTGACTTACTAACGAATAACTTCCATATTGATATGAAGTTCTTCAATACCTATGGATATTCTAAGTTCTACTTTAAACATGAAGACTTAGAGGAAGCAACGAATCCATTAGATAAAATCAATATCTCCATTTCCTTTGATGTGAAGTATACATTCACTACCGATGCTGAAGATATGACGAAACGACTTAAAGAATATATCAAGAAGTATATTGAAAGTCGTGAAATTTCGTTGGTATCCAGTCCATCGTTATATGTATCTAACCTCATTGCAGGGATTAAGGATAACTTCCCTTCCATTAAATTTATTAAGTTTAATGGTATCAATAAATATGGTCCTGGTATGCAAACCCTTGAGTCACTCGTTAACGAAACGAACGTTATCCAAGGTGTTATTGAAACATCCAAGGTTATTCCTGAATATCTAAACGTGGATTACATCATCCGTAATGGTAAGCGTACACCACAAATATTCATCAATATTCTTGACTAGTATAGGACATAGTTATAACATTATAGATTCTATATGTAAAGGAGTACATTGCAATGGCATATAATCGTACAGTCGTACGCCAACAAGGTCTAGGCTTTACTAAGTTAGACTTTAAACAGCTACGCCAACAAGAGATCTCTAAAGCACAAGCATTAGCTGAAGCAGCTAAACTTGAAAATGAGCGTCTTGTCGAAGAACGTGCAGCATATGAACTCGATAGTGCGTTAAAAGTAAATCATAATGCTTTAATGCGTAACCATCGTGCCAGTGCTATCAATAAACTTTCCGAGATGATTCCTCAAGCTGTATTAACAGAATGCTTCAATGCTGTATTCATGAAAGCGTTACCTCATGATAAAACATTCGTTGAAGAAAACGCAAAACAATTCCGTACTATGGGTGGTCGTTACATCCGTAAAATCGGTGGAGTTAAAACATTGGCAGAATCTGCTAGTCGTACCAACTCTCCGTTCTTAAAAGCATTACTTGAGTTCTGTAACCAGTTCTCTCAAGCAATCGTATTAGAACGTGTTAAAAAAATTAACGAAGCTTCTACGGAAGAAGAAATCAAAGAAATGATTGCTCCTCAACTCGATGATGAAGAACGTAATACAATCCTCGTTAAAATGGATAAATTAGGTTCTGATGAATTAGCTGAGATGATTAGCAACAAAGTCATTGATGTTGTTCGTGATGAACAACAACGTGAAAAAGACCAAGCGGAATTACAAAACGCTATGGTAAAAGACTTCGAAGGTGAAACCGACGAAGCTGGAGCGGGAGCAAACGAAGAAGAAACACCAGAAGTAGATGACCGTGCAGACACGACAGCTGATGATGTTGCATCTGAAGCTGCTATGATTGCAGAATCTTACGACCCAGTTTCTCGCACATTCACTTACAATAAAGAAGATATCAACAAATCTTTCTTCTTCTCTTTGATGCAAGGCATTGCCACTCGTGTCATTCGCGAGTCTGCTGCTACTGAAGGTACTAAACCTGAAATCCCTCAACCATCTAAAGTTCTTTTGGAAAACCCATTGAACTTGAATGTGTTTGATATTTACATCCAAGATAAGAACGAAGACTTAGACGACCTTCGTCGTATGGACATGACTGACCAAGACGAAATCGCTCGTACATCTTCTTTGGATAAAGACTTCATCTTATCCGAAGCTCTTACTCAATATACATTGTTTGAAACTGCTCATACTATGAAATTGGTTAATATTACTCTTGACCATATTCGTCAACAAGCAGACTTCTTACGTAAATAAAAAAAA